AGGTTATGAGTGATAGTATATTATCGAGTAATCATCGAGAACGGGCAAGACAGATAGAAAATATCAAAAGGGTTGCTCGTGGTGATAAAGTAGAGAAAAAGATTTATGTTCAAATGGAAGATTTGGACGAAAAGAAAAAAAGAGAAGAGAAAATCAAAGATGAGAGGGAAAAGTCTTTGAGTCGTTCCGACGCTCTTGCTGGTGCTCGAACACCTTGGTTCTGTCCAGCCTGTAGCAAGACAATGAAAAGTCATTTAGATGATAAGATGTACAGATTATATGGTCATTGTTTTGATTGTCAAGTTAAATTTGAATCTAAACTAAGGGCAAAAGGTACATTTGAAAATTGGGAAAGGCAGAAGGTTTTGAATAATAAACTAGCTTGGATAAAAGAACAAAAAGAAGGTGTACAAGATTGGCGTAATGAAGCATCCAAACCAATTGAAGTTCATGAATCAGTTGGTGTACAAGAGCTAGAATTAGAAACAGAAAGGTGGAGTCAAAATACTGAACAAATTGAGAAGATGGCAGATGAGGCTTTACAGGAGTTTGATAAGATGGAACAAGAGACTCAAGAAGAACTCGAAAGTATAGAGATTTAATATTTATGAATATGAAAGATAAACATAGTCCGTTAACAAAAGAATGGTGGGATGAAGTGGTGGTGAGAGAACTACTGAACGAGGGTGGTGCATATGGACATATGGCTCATCCGTTTGATGATAAAGATTTAACATTCGGTGATTTAAAAAAGATTATTGAGAATGGATTAGGTGGTAAATTAAGTCGTGAAGATAATGTTACCGAAAAACTCGATGGTCAAAATTTAATGATAAGTTGGAGAGAGGACTAATGGCAATAACCATAGATGTAAAAGTTGGAGATACCATATTAGGTGGTAAATTCAAAAATAAAAGAATTAAAGTAAAGGAAATCAGTAAAGATGAACATGGGATGCCTACTATAAATGGGAGAAAAGTAGTCAATTTCAGACTTGTGAAGGTAGAAGAAAAGGTTACTCGTGATAAAGATGATTACGCACAATATGAAGAACCAAAAGATAGTGACTTCGACCAACCACACAAAACAAAATACAAAAAAATGATGGAGATAATAGTATGATTATTGATTGGATTAAATCACTTTTTCACAAAAAACCTGATGAAATTGTTAAGTTAAAAGAAATAATAGAGAAACAAAAACAAGAAAAAGAACAATTACAAAAAGATTTGGATAAATTGTTGTCAAGAAAAAGAATTAGTAAAAAGGTCGTAGCAAACGCTAAAAGAAAACTTACAAGAACCAAAAATGAAATTAATAAGATGGTAGAAGTATTTGATAACGAAGATGTAGATGATGCAGTAAAGTTCCTTCGTAAGTTTTCAAAATAGTAATAATTATATACATATATATAGGAGAAAATAAATGGGAATAGTCGATAGAACACCTCCAACAATCAGAGGTAATCTCGGTGATTATAATCACGCCCAAAAAGTAGCTTCAAGTACAACTGTGGCATTTAGTGGTTCAAATGAAGGACGAGCATTTCTTGTAGAAAATAAGTCTAATGTTGTCATTCATTGTTCAGCAGGTGGAACAATTGATGCTGATGCATTAGTGGCAGGTACACTTTATCCGATTGGAGTTAAAAAAGTAGCAATCGGTAGTACTGGTGTCATATATGTCTTGAGATAAATGTCTGATAAAAAAATCAAAGAAGTAATTAAAAAAGAATACCTAAAGTGTGCTGTTGATCCTGTATACTTCCTAAAAAAGTATGCTGTAATTCAACATCCACTACAAGGTAAAGTACCATTTGCACTCTATCCATTTCAAGAAGCTTCCTTAAAAGATTTTAAAGAAAATAATTACAATATTATACTGAAGGCTCGTCAGTTGGGAATCTCAACATTGACCGCAGGTTACGCATTATGGATGATGACATTTCAAACAGATAAAAACATATTGGTAATTGCTACAAAACAAGATACTGCAAAAAATTTAGTAACAAAAATACGAGTCATGCATGCTAACCTACCGAGTTGGGTAAGGTCAAAGTGTGTTGAGGACAACAAACTCTCACTTAGATACTCGAATGGTTCACAAGTAAAGGCGATATCAAGTACTGAAGACGCAGGTCGTTCAGAGGCACTATCTTTATTGGTAATTGATGAGGCAGCATTCATCGATAAGATTGATACAATATGGACTGCTGCACAAAGTACTCTATCTACTGGTGGACAATGTATCGCACTCTCCACACCTAATGGTGTAGGTAATTGGTTTCATAGAACATGGGTTGGAGCAGAGGAAGGTTCAAATGATTGGAACATGATAAGACTTCATTGGACTGTCCATCCTGAACGAGAACAAGAATGGAGAGATGAACAAGACAAACTCTTAGGTCCTTCGGAAGCCGCACAAGAGTGTGATTGTGACTTCATCACTTCAGGTCAAGGAGTTGTTGACCCAAGAATATTAGAGGAGTATAAAACCTCATATATAGAAGAACCATTGGAAAAAAGAGGTTTTGATAGTAATCTTTGGGTTTGGAAGTCACCAAATTATACAAAAGATTATGTATTAGCCGCTGATGTCGCAAGAGGAGATGGACAAGACTTTTCAGCTTTCCATGTGATTGATGTGGATAATATGGAACAAGTAGCGGAATACAGAGGAAAAATTTCTACCAAAGATTTTGGTAATTTATGTATGAATGTTGCCCAAGAATACAACAACGCACTACTTGTGATTGAAAATTCAAGTATTGGTTGGGCGGCAATTCAACAAGTAATCGATAGACAATACGATAATTTATTTTATACTTCAAAAGATTTACAATATGTAGATGTTGCTAGACAAGTAACAAATAGATACAGAAACTCAGACAGACAAATGGTACCTGGTTTTAGTACTACATCAAAAACAAGACCATTGGTTATAGCTAAATTAGAGGAATATTTCAGAGAAAAGTCAGTAATTGCACATTCTTCACGATTAATAGATGAGTTGTTTGTATTTATATATAACAACAATAGAGCCGAAGCCATGGCTGGATACAATGATGACTTGGTAATGAGTTTAGCTATCGGACTTTGGGTAAGAGATACCGCCCTCAGATTAAAAGCTGAAGGTATTGCTTTGCAAAGAGAAGTGTTAAGTAGAATGGTAGACTATGAAGCAGTCTATACACCGAGTGAAAATAAAAACAAAGAATGGCAAATGGATGTCGGTGATAGAAAAGAAGATTTAACTTGGTTAATTAAATAACAAGAGGAAAAAATGGCCGAATCAAAATTAAGAGCAAGACTTAGAAGATTATTCTCCACAAATGTAATTGTAAGACATGCAGGTGGAAGAAAATTAAAGATTGCTGATACAAATAGAATCCAACAAACCACAAAGGATAATCTTGTAGATAGATACTCAAGATTGTATAGTAATTTAGCAACAGGTGGTTATGGTAAATCTCAACAGATTACCTTTCAATCACAAAAGATAGGATTGTTTAGAGATTACGAAGAGATGGATAACGACCCAATAATATCAAGTGCTCTTGATATTTACGCTGACGAATCCACAATGAGGTCGGAGTACGGAGATGTATTGACCATACAATCAGATAATGAAAATATATACGATATACTTAGGAATCTTTATTATGATATATTGAATGTTGAATTTAATCTATGGCCTTGGACGAGAAATATGTGTAAGTATGGTGATTTTTATCTTTATTTAGATATCAAGGATAAGTATGGTGTGACTAATGTTGTACCTCTTTCAACATATGATGTTACAAGAATAGAAGGAGAAGACCCATCTGAACCATACTTGACAACATTTCATGTACAAGATGGTGACAACAGACACTCCAATCAGAAAAGTGAAAAACATTTTCAAAATTATGAGATAGCACATTTTAGATTATTGAGTGATTCAAACTTTTTACCATATGGTAAGGGTATGATTGAAGGTGGTCGTAAAGTTTGGAAACAATTGTCCCTTATGGAAGACGCCATGTTGATACATCGTATCATGAGAGCACCTGAGAAAAGGGTATTTAAAATTGATATTGGTAACATCCCACCGGCTGAAGTTGAAAACTTTATGCAAAAGATAATCAACAAAATGAAGAAAGCTCCAGTTATGGATCAAGATGGTGATTATAATTTAAGATATAACATACAGAACCTTACGGAAGACTTTTTCCTACCTGTTCGTGGTGGGGATAGTGGTACTCAGATTGAAGGGTTACCGGGTTTGACATATGAAGCCGTGGACGATATCGAATATCTAAGAAATAAATTATTAGCCGCTCTAAAAGTTCCAAAGGCCTTCTTAGGGTATGAAGAAAGTCTTGGTAGTAAAGCTACATTAGCAGCAGAGGATGTGAGGTTTGCCAGAACAATAGAAAGAATCCAAAGAATATTAATAAGTGAGTTGACTAAGATTGGTATAGTTCATTTGTACTCACAAGGATTTACCGATGAAGATTTAGTAAACTTTGATTTAAGTTTAACAAACCCATCAAAAATATACGAAGAAGAAAAGATTGAATTATGGAATTCAAAACAATCTCTCGGTCAATCGATGATAGATTCTAAAATAGCATCAACTGAATGGGTGTATGATAATGTATTCAAATTCACCGAAGAACAAAAGAAAGAAATGAGATTACAAATCATCAAAGACCAAAAGAGAAAATTCAGACATGACCAAATAGAACAAGAGGGTAATGACCCAGTACAAAGTGGTCAAGCGATGGGTACACAAGGAGCCATGATGGGTGGAATGGATGACATAGGTGGTGATATCCCACCTGAAGGTGGAGATGATGACCCAAACGCAGATAGAGAAGGTGATGAAGAGGGTGGAAGACCAAAAGAAGGAAACAAGTTCGGAAAAGATAGTGGAGCTCGTGGTAGAGACCCGTTGGGTAGTCATGATAGACGAAAACAATATGGAATAGCCCTAGCACATTATGATGCGATGAAGAAAGATTTAAAAAAATTAGGTAAAAAAGATAGAAAACTATTAGAAGAGACTATGGATGTTGAAAAAGAATATTCAGATGATGTTAATTCTTTAAATAATGATTCTAAATAACGAATTATTAGAAGTTTTTATATTTATATAAGAGATATTATACGGAGAATTGGAGTATTAAATGAGTAAACGAGCTAAACACTCGAAAATAAAGAATACAGGTATTCTTTTCGAGTTGTTATCAAGACAAATTACACAGGACATCATAAGTGATGACACAAAAAGTAAATCTATCGATTTGCTCAAGAAGTATTTTAATGAAAAAACTGAAATCGGTAAAGAAAATCAACTTTATCAAGTTTTGGTGAAAACAAACTACAATTCAACTGCTAAGGCCCAAAGATTGGTTGAGGCTGTTTTAAAATCTCGTTCTAAAATAAACAACAAAAAACTTAAAAATGAGAAATACAATCTCATCAAATCCATAAGTGAAACTTATAAAACGGAAGATTTTTTCCGTTCTCGTATACCAAACTACAAAGTTCATGCTTCAATATACAAATTATTTTTATCAGAATCATTGGAAGCACTAAATCCTTTAGATGAAGTAGATAGTAATTTTACAATCATAGAGCACATTACTGGTAGAAAAATGACAAAGGATGTCAAGAAAGATGCGGAAGTCATTAAAGAATTTAAAAATCAAGATAAAGATTTAAGATTATTATCATATCAATTGATGGTTGATAATTTTAATAAAAAATATAAAACTCTGAATACTCCACAAAAAAATCTCTTAAAAGAATATATAAATAATATCTCTAATACCAATTCTCTAAGAGAGTTTGTCAATGATGAAGTAAAAAAAATACAAAATGCCTTAAATTCACATCTACCTAAAATTGATGATGACATAACGAGAATCAAACTCCAAGAGGCAATTAATCAAATGGAACACCTAACTAAAGGTAGTATCGTCAAGGACAAACAAGTTATTTCTCTAATGAGGTATTATGAACTCATTAAGGAGCTTGACAATGTCCGCTCAAAGTAAACTCGAAGAGTTTATAAGAAGGCTCATTCAAAAAGAGTTAAAAGAGGCTTCCTCAACTGCCTCTGCAGGTGATATATCTTACAAAACACCTTACGCATTCAAGAAAAACAAAAAGGGTAAAAAGAAGAAGAAGGCTGGATATGGTGGTGCTCATCATGACCCCACTATCGGTACGGACAATTTTCATGCCAAGGACCCAAAGTTGAGAAAAGAAGGAAAGTATCACGATTTTCGTAATGACGACTCATTGACACCAAAACAAAAAATTGGAATGGCAATGAGGGAATCTCGTGATAGCTTAAGAAAATTAGAAAAAACAATCGATATGAATTTAAGATTGAAAAATGAATTAAATGTAGATTCAAGGGATTATTGGAAAAACACACATAAGGCACTCAGAAAAATTAGTGAGAGATTAGTAAAGTTAGCAGGTAAGGTCGGTCAACTAAGATAATTCCATGTCATTTGAAGAAAACAAAAAGTCTTATATGGACTCTTTGTATGGTATTTCAACTTTATTAAAAAGATGGCATACAGAGATTCATAAAAAAGATGTAACAAAAAATTATATGATTGGTCGTCTTGATGATTGGATAAAGAAACTCCAACAATTAAGACATGAAATCATGATGAGAAAAAGTTAATTAAATACCTTATAAAAAGGATGAAATAAAATGAAAGAACTAATAGTAGACTACTTACCATTTGAGGTAACACCAGAACAAATAAATGAATCCATTTCAAGAAATGGTAAATTGGTAGTTCATGGTGTTTTACAACGGGCCAACGCAAAAAACCAAAATGGTCGTGTATACCCACGAGAAATTTTGGAAAGGGAAAGTCAAAAATATACCAAAGAATTTGTAGTTCAAAAAAGAGCGTTAGGTGAGTTAGACCATCCTGATAGTTCTGTTGTTAACTTACAGAATGTATCTCATAATGTTACGGAAATGAATTGGGAAGGTGATAATTTGGTCGGAACCGTAGAGGTATTGGGAACACCAAGTGGTAATATACTTAAAGAATTATTTAGAGCTGGTATCAAACTTGGTATTAGTTCTCGTGGTATGGGTTCAGTTGAACCGATGCAGGAAGGTGATGGGCAACAAGTTGGAAAGGATTTTGAATTAATTGCATTTGATTTCGTATCCAATCCATCCACACATGGAGCATTTCTATATCCATTAAAAGAAAGTGTAGGAAATGAAACACCAGCAGGTAGGACTTGTGGTGAATATTGTAAAGTTGAAAGTATTATTAATGACATAATCAGAGAAGGATAATGAAATTAAAAGACCTTTTAAAAGAAAGTAAGTATCTCAAACGAGAGTTTGGTGAAAAATTACCTACATTAGATAGTGTGATGAAACAACATCAAGGTGAATCAAAAAAATCTGTCAATGAAGGTAATAAACAAAGAGTAAAAACAAGATTTGGTATTTTGGAAATAAACCACGAAGAAGTAGATACGGCACCTGGTTTTCCACCTTTGTACATTGTTGATGTGTTTTTAAACAAACAACCTTTAGCTGATATTAACATAGAGGGTGACCCAAGAGATAATCCATACCAAGCTTATGTAAAGGTTAAGCCAGGTAAGAAAAAAATTAAGATGAGACATTAAGTGATAAGTTTGAAGTCATTACTTAAGAATGTTCGTGAGGCTAAAATTACTCCACCTAAAAAGGGAGTTGAAACACCATTGGATGCTAGGATACAGATTCAAGGATATGGTGTGATGACGAGAAAACAATTACAAAAAAGTATTGAAAGAATTACCTACGAGGTTTACAAGGATGCTAAAAAAGGTAATCACAATAATATATTAAGTTCACTTTATAAAAGAAGTGTATTACAAAAATTTTTGGAAACAGAAATTCAACATAGTGGAGAGTAAAAATGGGAATGAATCCTAAACAACAAATGGATATGAATAAGAAGTGGAGAGAATTTCGCCTCAAAGAAGAACTAAACGAAGAGGAGAAAGACGCTTTCGACGCACCAGTTCCATCACAAATTAAAAGATTTATGACAAAGTTCATAGATTCATTACAAAAGGGTAATTTAAATAGAAAAAGAAAATTAGCTATATTAGGTAAGGTAATTGCCAATCTTGGTATCGAACCTAACGAGCTAATGAAGTATGTTCGAATAGTCAAAAAAGGATTATAAATTGCCTGCCAAATCCAAACAACAACAGAAGTTTATGGGATTGGTTCATGCTTTCAAAAAGGGTGAAGTACCTGCGAGTAAGGTAAGTAAGGCTGTAAAGGATGCAGCTAAATCAATGAGTAAGAAGTCTGTTAAGAAGTATGCTCAAACAGACCACGATGATTTACCAAAGAAAGTTACTGAGGAAAAGATTAAAGCTGAAAATTTAGTAATTGAATTTGGAAAATCATTTCAAAAATTTACAAGAGCAGTCCATATGTTGGGTAAAGGTATTACCAAGATGAAAGGTGATAAAACAGATGAAAGAATTATTCAAAAGGCTTTCAAGAAACAGATTATTCCATTTGGTAGGTTGATTGATGAGTGGAACAAAGGACAACAAAAGAATCCAGGTTTAACTACTGAAGCTTGTCAAAAAGGATACATGACACATCCCACAAGAAAGACCAAGATTATGTTTGGTAAGAGATATAGAAATTGTGTCAAGAAAGAGGATGTCAATGAATACACATATGGAATCGGTGATATCGTAAAGGATATAAACCCAACTTGTCCTCATAATGGTGCGATGGGTAGGGTAAAATCCGTAAATCCAAAATCCGTTGTGTTCGTTGTGATAAACAAGGGAAAGAATTATAAGCCAGGTGATGTCTTGGATAAGACACATGACCAAATGAAGAAGATGAAGTTAGGTGAAAACCTACAAGATAGAATGAAAGATGTGATGAAAAGTCTTGCTAAATCATTGAAGTTGAAGTCCGTAGTCAGTATGCATACTGGTAGTGGGAGTTTCAGTTACTTCATGGATGATAAGATGGAAGCAAAAAAATTAGCAATGATGTTGAAAAAGAAATTGAAAAGGGTAAGACTTATACCTTTGGACAAATCAAAAGGTGATACTGCAAACTTTGTTGTTGCAGCAGATTTATTTAACTTATAATGAGCTCACACCATACATGAAAGTATAGTAATGAGGAACATCCAGTTTGGGTGAAACATGAGGAAGAACCTATGAGTGATTATAACAATAGAATTAAAGAGTGGATTACCAACTTGGTAATTGAAGAACTCCGTGAGGATGAGGAATGGTGGAATAAAATGTCTGCTGACCAACAGAAAGACTACATCAGACAACATCCACAATCCCAAAAGGCCATGGATGCTAAAAAAGAAAAGGAAAAGGACAGTACCTTGAATGTGGATTCCGCAAATGCAGAAGAAATAGAAGATTGGTATGATAAAAACAAAGATAAGATTACCGATGAAGCCGATAGGGAAGAATTATCCGATATGATTAGAGGTTTATCAGTTACACAGTATGATTTGGAAGTCGCTAATGATGGAGGAGATGAATATGAAGAAGCAGAATATTTACAAAATCAAATTCAAGATTACAAGGATGACATCAAAAATTTAATATCAAAGTACGATAAAAAACCAAGTGATGATAAACCTGCAAAGCCGAATAAAGATGATATTGAAGATATCAATAATGGTAGTGCGTTAGATAGTTTTATAAACAAATATGATTTTTCAGATGAAGAAGAAAAAGAGCTTTACAAGATACAGAGTGATATGGATAGAGGTTATACTTCACCCGAAGGAGCTCAGGCAAAAATCACAAGACTTTTAGGACTTGAAAAGGAGTTATCTTACACCCCACCCCAAGTTAAACAGAAGGTAGCAGGAGCAGCCGACGCTCGTGAGGTAAGAAACAATGTCATGGACAGATTGGGAAGAGCAGAGTTTGATAAATTAAGTTATGGTCAATTACAACAGGCATACGATGACGAATTTGAAAAATTAGGTTGGAAGAAAGATGGGAAAAATTGGGTTAAACAAGAATCCGTTGAGGAAACTAAGAAAAGAGATTACAAGGCGGAGTACAAGAAGTTTCAATCCTCTACCAAAGCTA